CCGACAACTCCTTTGCCGAGACGATGTGCCAGCCGCTCGCAATTGCTTCCTCTCGAAGTGCCCTCGCCACAGAAGCAGCGGATGCGTTGCCGTAGCCGCCAGCCTGGAACCGCCTGCGGATCTCATGCACGCCGGCTTGGTCGTCAGGAGCAAGGCGGTCAATCCACGTCACCGGCTTCGCCGGCCTGACCCTTTCCGCTACGGCGTCGGCCAGCCCGACGCTTCGGCTTTTCGCTTTCACGTTCCGGCTCCTTGAGGTGTATCCAGCCGTCCTCGTCTGGGATGCCGCCGCCCGCCACTTCGTCTTCATCCTCGTCGCTGTCAAACGGCGAGATGTCCGCAGGCGGCTGCGTCTTGGGCTTCGGCTTGGAGCGGCTGCGTCCCATGCCGTTAGAGTGGCAGGCGTGTCAAGCAGACGGGGCTTTGCCCCACTTGCCGGCAGGGCACTCTTGGTCGGCCCACGACAATTTGCTGACGTACCCAGCGACCCGCGACACGGGGCATCCGCATAGCTGGCAGGCGTCGTTTTGCAGGTGCTCGCACGTCAGGCATATGTCGTGGCGGCGGATGATCTCCTCGTCGCTCGCCATCGGCATACCGGCGGCGACGTGTTGGACGGTGGCGGCGGCGAAGTTCCGCACTTTCTCAAGGAACGACGGGGCGTCGGTGCGGGCGAGGTCGGGCTGCGGTGCTGGCGGCTGCGGATCGTAGCCTGCCTTCGGTGTGCGAGGATACGCCGGATGCTCAACGTCAATCGTCCACTCGTCGCCCTCCTGCGAGACGACGCACGGCAGCACCTCGTCAAGCATGTATCCACGCTCGGTGCACCGGGCCTCAAGGTATGAGCGGTGGCAGGTGATCATGGGAGTGGGTTTGCCATAACCATTACTATGTCTGATCCTGGCTGGGTGACTGACAGTATGCCAGTGATCGCTTCTCCCGCGCATAGCGCGTCCTCTGGAAATGCGTGCTGACTTTCGGAATTGCTCGCAAATAAACCCCAGTAGCTGTACGACGCTATGTTTATGCCGGACACGACATGCAAAACAACTATTTCAAAGTACAGTTCGTTTGTATATTCATTAAGTGAAAACCTAAGTAACGACGTTCCAGAGCATGTGTCGCATAAAAGCAAAAGGTTTTGTGGAGTAGGGATAGAAAGCTGCCAGAGTCCGCAGCTAGTCCGAGGCAACGTGTAAGTGGCCGATGATGTAACTGGATTTGGCCCGCCTCCACGATAATAGACGCCTGTGCCTCCACCTCCTGTTCCAGATATAGTCACCGACACCGAGCTCGGTTGTTTTATGGTTGAGCCTGAGCAGTAGCACTCGCACGGATTCGGACTGCACGTCGTCCCGACGCCCTTGAACGTCTCCCCCGTCCCTTGGCACTGACACTGCGGCTTGACCGTGCAAGTCGTGCCTTCGCAGCACGCGCCCTCCTTGCAGGCTTGCAGGCACTCGGCTTCGGTGGTGTAGCCGCCAGACGATGCGGACACACCAGAAAACGTGGATACCTGCCTGCACGCCATGCTCAATAGCTCGCTTGGAATGAAATTGCGACTTGAAGCGATCCTTCCTGGCGAACAATAGATCCATCAGCGGAAGAGGCGTTTGGCTGGAAAGCCACAAACGAGGAGGATGCAGGAACACCTGTCATGCGATGGCACTGATCGAGCGTGCCAACAATGTCATAATATCGCGTCGGCCCTCCCGAAAACTGAAAACCGGAGCCGTAACCGTAGTTATCTCGACATTGCATTTCGCTCAGTTCCTTATAAGTTTCCGTAGTGAACGCGCTATACATCATCTTGCTGTACGCAAATCTGAGCACCCATGCGGTTCCAGTAACATACAGCAATAGATATGCAACGCACGTTGCGTCAGGTTGCGCCGCAAAGTCGTGCCGCCATGTTGTCCCGTCAGACGATTTCTGCAACGAATAGGTGCCGTTGTACTGAGCACCGGCGAAACCTTCGGACGTGTACTCCGTGCCGTAAAACCACGTGTTCTTCGCCCACTTGATGTAGTTCTGCGAAGAAATTGTCACAGTCGCGCTTGCCAGCGATTTCATGGCGTACTGAGAATCAGTTTGGCTGTCGTCCAAATAGCAATACCACCCACCGCAGCAGTTGCAGTTCTCAGCAGCGCTGCCGTTTTTTACGATGACCGAACCGTTCTTTGTGCCGATGTTCGTCATGTGCAGGCCGTAGTAGAGAGCCACTTGACGCCGCCGTTTTGACTACCAAGAACGCTAGTGCCGCTTGTGTTGTAGCCGTCGGCAGTTGTCAAATTGAATGCGACCAGAGAAATTTGAACGTCTTTACCTCCGTTCAACGACTGCAACAGACATTTTCCAATACCCGTGCTTGTGTTGGGAATGAATGACACAAGCCTGTTTGTCACAGAAAAAGACTCAAAGGTTGCGAGTCCATTTGGCGTGTCATGAATGATGTTAACCGTTTTCGCAGTTCCGTAGTCCCAACGCCCGTAGAACTCTCCTTCGGCTATCCCGCCTGGGCAACCCAATTGAATGACTGCCCATCGCGTCGAATAGCCGCCGTCTGCAAGCCACAGAATGCGAGCGGTGCCAAAGGCTGACGTGCGAAACGTCGTCGCTCCAGGTTGCGGCTTGACGTACTCCAAAAACGAGTCCGTAGACACGTTGACTTGAGCTTGCACAACCCCACCAACCGCCACCTTGCCAATCTTGCCGCTCTCAATCGGTTCAACCGCCACGCACCAGGCCGTAGTCGTCGCGGAAGGCGTGCCGCCCGTCAGTACGGGCATTTCCTCAAACGACGCCGTAGCGCCGCCTGACGATGACGTAGGCGTGATTGCCACGCCAGTGATCTCCAAGACGCCCCAACGAGCGACCGTGACGCTAGGCTGGCAGTAGCACCATGTATACGGTTTGAGCACCGTTGAGCCGGGAACGCCAGACGTGCCGGCGTGAGCGCCGAGAACGAGGTCCGCCGCATCCTGTGCTCGATTCCACGCACGAGCAGAGATTGCACCGCGTAGCGGCTGGCCCGGCTCTAGGCGACCGTCTGGGCGCGGCATTAGGTGATTCCTATGCCAAGAGCCGAGAAATCCGAGTCTTTGTAGACTTGATTGACATAAACACCCTTTGGTTTCTTCAAAAGGTCAGACGCACTTCCGTTTGCAACGGTTTCATACTTAACCCAAAGGTATTCGTGCCCTTTTTTCTCAATGCCGGTGATGTCCCCAATAGAAATGGCCGGAACCGTTTGCCCGGAGCCTGCATTTGGCGAGGCGACAAAACGATAGGACAACGACCACGGCCCGCGTCCTTTTTGATCGTCCCACTCCTGCGAGCCGCTGCAACCCATGAACAGCACTTCGCCGGCAGCAAACCCTCTAAAAGACGCTCGATTGGTTGTTCCCGTCACCGTGGCAAGAGAACGAATGTACGTGTTCGTGACGTATGTGTTTGGCACGTCATACGTTTCCTGCCACTGCAATTGAGGCACAACAATGTCAACGCCGTTGACGCCGTTCCCATCAACACCGATTGCTTTGAATTGATAGTTCGCGCCTCCGAATCCAGCCGGATAGGCAGTTTCCGATTCTGCCTGCGTGATGTGCTGCGTTCCGCCGGTCGTGTCAAACGACCGGGCACGCTTCAAAGGCTCCGTGCCGTCTTCCGCACCATTCTTCTCGTACTGGATCGTGACTTGCCAAGCGTCGTCGCCCAAGTAGCTGACGCTGTATTGCTCGGCACGCAGCTGCATGCCAGACACGCCTGGATACTGCCAATACTGCCCGTAGGTCGTGATCTGTGTGTTGATTTCGGCGTGTAGCACAACGTCATCAGACGTGCCGAACACCTTGTACGACTTCACGTAAGAAGACGCAGCCTTCTTGCCCTTGCGGACAATCGTCGCTTGTCGTGAGTCGCCGTCTTCAATCCAAGTGAGTGCCATTACGCTGCCACCGCCCCTTCATCGCCAATGTTCTCGGTGTTCTTCTGGATGCCTTCGAGCGCCTTCAGCTGACGCTCGGCAATCGTGGAACCGAAGCCCATGCCGCCAAGGTTGACGCTCGAGAACGTGCCTTGCGTCTCGACTTGCTTGGCGGCTTCCGCTGCCGCCTTCAAAAGTGCGTCTTGCTCTGGTGGTTTGATACCGCCGGGGGATGCTTCAACAATTCCAGAGACAGCGGTCGGCGTCACCTTTTGAGCGGCTAGGTCAACGGCTTCGCCGTACTTCTTTTGCTGTGCCTCGGTGAGCATGCCAGTGTCGCGCAGTGCGAAGAACTCGTCAGCCAGCGTGCGAAGTTCGTCCATCGTCTTCGCTTCGCCAACCGCGTTGATGACGTCGTCGCCTTGGCTAGAAAGCGTGCGGCGAAGGCTCGCCTTGCTGGTGAGTTGTCCTAGTTTTTCCGTTGACGCCGCCGCCGACTTGCGAAGGTTGTCGCCAAATGCCGTAGCGCCGGAAGTCCTTTCGTTGATGACGCGGCTGTTCTCGGTTTCCATTGCCGAAACGCTGCGGTCAGTGTTGGCTTGAATGGCATCGTTGCGGCGTTTGACTTCGTCGTTGCTTAGAGTGATGTTCCACCAGTTTGCGGTTTGGGCAATCTGGCTCCACATATGCTCCCACGCAACCGCGATGCCGGTGCCGAGGTCCGTGAATCCATTCTGGAACTGCGTTGACCAATTGACGAACGCAGACTGAAGATCTGCGGTGCCGGTCTGCCACGCCGCCATCAGCCCCGTCATGGCAATGTCCATTGCGCCGCCAAGATCGCCACCGGAAATCGCGTCATAGATTCCCGTAATCGTCGTTGACGCAATCGACTGCACTTCGCCAAACGTGGCAGTAAACGAGTCTTTGAGTTCCGGCGTCGTCACGACCAGGGCAGCGATGCCAGCCGCCACGAGCCCCAGCGGGCTCAACAGAGCACCCAGGATGCCACCAGCGACCGCTATCGCAGTGCCGAGAGCGTAGAACGCCAAGCCACAGCCGATGACCGCTACGGTGCCTTTGGCGATGCCTACGACCATCTGCTGATTCTCTTTGACGAAGCCCGTGACAGCCGTCGCCAAGTCCTCAATGAATCCGATGACGACCATGAGGGCCGGTGCCAGAGCGTCACCGAGAGCCAGCTGCGTGCCTTCAATCGCAGACAATGCAATACGGACAGAGCCGCCTAGGCCCGCATCCATCGCCTTGGCGGTTTTCATCGCCACGTCGTCAGCGGTCTTCATACCCTCTGACAGTTTGGCAACGCCGCCGGCAGACTTGGACAGCACGTTAGCACTCGTGATACCGAGCAACCCAAACGCCTTCGCCATCTTTGCCGTGCGTTCAGCGACCGGCATGTCCATCGTCGCCGTGTTGATCTCGTCCAAGATTTGAACGAGCGGCTTGAGATTGCCTGCTGCGTCTGTGTTGCTGACGCCGAACAGTTCTTGCAGCTTCCCGCCAGCACCAGCGGAAATCACAGACAGACGCCGCAACGCCGTTCCGGCCTCGCTGCCTTGGATGCCGACGTTGCCGAGAGCACCGAGAATCGCAGTCGTATCCTCGAGCGACATTCCGAGCGACTTCGCCACCGGGCCGGCGTACTTCAAAGACTCGCCAAGGCTATCAACCGTGTTGAACGTGTTGTTTGCCGCGTAGGTCAAGATGTCGGCTGCGTGTGCCGCGTCATCGGCACCTAGCTCAAACTGACGCAGCGTTGCCGCCATGATGCCGGCGGACCGCGTAGCGTTCGTGCCAGTTGCCCTGGACAAGTCCAGCACGGCGGCAGTCATGTTGTTGATCTCGTCTGGCTTAAAGCCAGCGCGACCAAGTTCAGTCATAAGGTTGGCAACCTCAACCGCCGTGAACGACGTGGTCGCACCAAGGTCGCGGGCCTTGTCGTTCAGCATTGAGAACGCCGCTGCACCTTCTGGACCGAGCGAGCCAGTGACAGCCGCAGTCGCACGGATGGCGTCGTCAAACGATGCGAACTGCTTGAGTGACAACGCCACCGGAGCGGCTATCGCAGTGCCGAACACCGCCATCTTCGTGCCGACGCCTGCAAGCGAGTTGCCTACGCGGACAACGCTTTTGCTGATGCCGTTGAACGCCTTGAACATGCCGGCGATGCCGGCGATGCCGGCACCAACGCCGCCAAACGAGCCTAGCTTTGCGAGCCGCTTGTCAACGACCCCCATCGTCTGGAAAAACTGATTGGCACGAGCGCCAATCTCGACAAACACACCGCCCATCCGAATGCTGCCGGCACTAGCCATGTTTTTCTCCGGTAGCTAGATGTGCTTGTCCCATTTAGGCCCGAAAAGCCGCTTCAAATCCTCTGGCGTTGCCTCACGCGGCTTTGGCTTCTTGATGTATGGATGGAACTTCGTTGCGTCCGCTGGCGGCTTTGATTGCGTCCGATTGATGTTGTAGGTCTGTGCCAGCAAGGTTGCCGTGTGCCACCAATCTGCCTCTAGGCGACCATTGCGGGCTGCGATGAGTTGTCGGAATGTCCACTCTCCTGGGTAGACGCCGAGGACGCCTGCGGCTTCCCAGATTGCTGACCAGATGCCTCCAGACTCGCCTCCGCTCGCTCCATCAGTTCCAGAGTCGCTTCGTCCATCTTTGCGGCTAGAAGTCCGATGGTCTTGCGGAGGCGTGGCGGGAAAAAATCGATAAGTTCCTGCTCAAGCACCTTGGCGGCAGCGTCCAAAGCGTCACCACGAAGACCGTCAAAAAACTCTTCCTTCGTCAACTTCTTGTCTTCAACCTGACGGCACAGAATCGCGTAGAGCGTCTCGGCAATCGTCGTGTACTGCCCTCGGAGCACTTGCATCGTCGTTGCGATGCTTGACACGTCCACGATGTCAAACGGCACCTTCTGCCCTTCAACGTCAACCGTGACGTTGTCCTTGACTCGCATGGCAGCGGCAATCGTCAACGCGACTTGCCACGGCCTGCCCTGGTCATCTCGAAATTCACGCATCCCACTACCTCAACAATCTAGGGTCAGTCATCTTTCCTTCGAGCGTGAACGTCGCCACGCCGTCTATCGGATCTGTCTCGCTAATGCCCGTCAGGACAGCCACGAACGAGAAGCCACTTACGCCACCGAAGACCGTGAACGTGCCGCCCGTGTGCATTTTCTGAAACGCCGTCCCGAGATCTGCGGCGTCGTTTAGTTCAACAGACACAGAGCACTCGTAGCCCGTGCTGTAGACGCTGGAATACCGACTTCCGTAGGCGTTCACGTCGATGGTGCGAGCCGACTCTGTCAGCGTCACGTTGCGAGCGCTGGCGATATAGCCACCATCCAGTTCGATGGTGCAATCTTTCCCCAGCGTGATCGCCATCAGGTGAACTCTTTCGCCGTGACGTTGAACGTGACAGCACCATCAAGATTGATGTTTTCCGTGACGCTCATGACCGTAAACCCGCTGCCGGCGGCCTCAAGCGACGTGATGAGCGACGTCGGGTCGTGGCATTCGATTTCCCAAGTCTTCGTAATGAATCCGGCCTTCATCACCTTGCGACCAGGAGCACCAGAAGTGCCGCCGATGTTGCTGCGATTGCTGACATCGATGGACTCCACTTCCTGCGTAAACGTCGCGGAAATGATGCCCGTGCCGAATGGTGCGGAATGCGTCGATGCGTCTTTGCCGAGAGTGATTGCCATGATGTGCGTCGTTCCTTGTTAGGACTGGAATGTGCGGCTGCCCGAAACCGTGTAGGTGATGATGCCGTCGAGCGGCTGGCTTTCCGCGACGTTCGTGCAGACGTAGACGGCGTTTCCGGTCTGCGTGCCAGCAATCGTGAACGAACTGCCGACCGTCACGCCTGGATCATCAACGCATTCAAGTTCCACGGTCTGCTCAATCAGAGCCTTGCGGAACTTGCGGGACGTGTCGCCAAACTTCGTGACGTCAACGTCAGACGCCGAGTTCGTCACGGTGCAGGAGCGGGCGTTGGTGACGCCAGTGATGGTCACGTCTTTGCCAAGCGTGACAGTGACAGTGGTGCCGGACATGCGGTGCCCTTGTGTGCGAGTGCCAGCGGTGCGGCTGGTTCGCTCACGGTATGGGCACTGGGGGCAATTTTAGACCGGGTATGCCGCTCGGTATTACTTCTTGTAGCCAAGCATGTTGCGGAATTGAGCCGGGATGTCGGGCTTCGCTTTTTCAAACCCCGGCTTCATGTACGGACGCTTTTTCACCTCGCGAGGTCCGACAATGAAGTTGCCGTAGTTGTTGTTGAATACGCCGACGTATGCGCCTCGGTACGTCCTGCCGGACTTGGCTTGGTACTTCTGAGGAACCTTCCTGCCACCGTATTCCTTTACCGGATACTTCGTGTGCTGTACGAATACGTTCACGCTACCGCCGAACTCGTGCAGCTGGTTCAGCCACGGCCATTTGCTTGGGCCAATGACTACAGACGTGGTTTTGCGATCAAATTGTGCCTCAATGTCGTTCCGCAAAAACGCACTGGGCCGCCACGACGACAACTTGTTTTCTCGTGGCACGTATCGCACGTATGCCACAACCGGATAACCGTCTTTTTCGCCCACCCGCCAGAACTGGCCGCGATCAGGCCCGAGCGGCTTCCGACCTCCGCGACCGCCGACAATCTGCCGCTGCGCCTCGCGGCGAACCAGCAAGGCAGCCTTTTGCAGCGCAATCGCAGTGCCAGGCCCAAGCAGTTTGGAAAGCTCGCCTTTGCTCCATCCGAACTTCGTGGCTCTTCTTCTGCCAGAAGCATCAACAAACGTGGTGCCGACGAATCCCGTCTTCGCCATACCTCACCTCACGGGCTAGGCACCGAGTCAGCCGTAAACGTCCGGTAAGTCACGATAATCATCGCTCGCCACACGCCACGCTCGGACAACGCCTGGCCGGGGTTGTACTCAACGTCGATTTCGATAGGCGACGTGACGCCAGTAGGAAACGCCACTTGCCCCCACGAGTGCGCTCGAAGGTGCAACGCGATTTCCTCGGCAAAGTCCAGCATCGTGTCAATGTCCGACTCTGTCGCTACTTGCCGCCCAAGGAACACATGCAGCATGTAGTCCACTTGCGAATGCGTCCGACTGACGCGAACTACCTTGGTTTCCGCTGGCTGGATGATGACCACAGGATCTACGAAGTCCTTTAGGTCAGCCGCGACAAGGTTCTTTCTCTTGATGGTCGGCTGTGCGTCCAACGTCGTGAAATGCGTGGCGCTCAAACCAGAGGACAACGCAACGGCAATGTCGCGTAGCGTGCTGCTCATTGTGCTGCCCTTTCGAGTGCCATGCCGATCTCTACCGCCAGACTCGCTGCCTCTTTGCCCTCAGCCCATCGCTGCAAACGAGTGACGATGAACGGCCCCGCAAACGCGAGAGCGACGTAGGCAACCGCGACGGTAATGGTTTCGTGGTGGGTCATGACACGGCCCATTTTTGTTTGAGATATGACTCAACGGCAGAGCGATTTGCGGTGGACAGTGCCGTGTCATAGGCAATGACTTCACACACGTCGCCGCTCCAGTATCCAAGCGAGGTGCTGCCAGATTTGGCCGTCCCGATCAGATAGCCGGGGTCGGCAGAGAAACTTCCGAGCGAACCGGATACCGTGTAGCTGGTCCCGTTGTGATAATACTGATTGCCTGTTGCCGATGATTCGACAATGCAAGCCACAAAAGCGCTTGTGATTGGAAGTTGGGTGCCAGTGATAGCTAGATTGTTCGTCGAAACGTCACCGCCAACATACGAATCGGAGCCTATGTACCGCTCGCGCAACATAAATGCGTTGAAATTTCCAGAGGCAGGACTAAGCCCGAACTGCACTAGCTCTTGCCCTGCTGATGTCGCAGACTTGGCGACAACAAAAACAGTCCTTGCGTTTCCGCTTACTGGCGTTGCGGAACCCTGCAAGAAATTAGATGTGCCGTTGAAAGTGAGCGCATCCCGGCCATTTATCCGAGACGCTTTTCGCTGCGGCCCGCTTGATGCCGATGTGCAGTGGTTTGAGTTCCCCGATTTGTCCTGCCACCTCGCAACCACGCCATCGTCGGCAACAAGCGAACCGAGAGAAGTGGCACTGTAGAGACTAGTCGCATCGCTGGCGTCAAGCCAGAGTTGAAGTCCAGTAGTAAACGGCAGCCACGTTGACATCGCCGCCCGCACCCAAGTGTTCTGCGCCGCCGCCAAATACAAGTACGACCCGTCATACGCGATCTGGCCTGCGGTGCCGGAAGCCGTTGCGGAAGCCGGCACCGACGCCCATGACAAGCCAGACGAGCCACCACCGAGCGACACGCTCACGATGTTGCCCGCAGCGTTCTTCGTGAACGCTTTCGAGTCGGCCCAGTTGATCGCCAACTCGTTCGTGTCGAGATCGCTGGTCGTCGGCACTGCGTTCGCCGTGTAGCTGCGCTTCGGCTTGATTTTGTTTGCCATGCGTCACCCCGTCACTGTGAGAGTTGCCGATTGCGAGTAGCCGAGAGCCGCGCCGGTGGACGACGCGACGGACCGGTATCTGGTGCCGTTGTTCGCCTGCGTCAGATTCGACAGCGACAGCGTCGTGTTCGTCGCACCGTTGATGTCGCTCCAGGTCGTGCCCGCGTCGAGCGAGGACTGCCACTGGTACGCGACTGACGCACCGCCGGTAGCCGTCGCAGACACGGTGAGGTTGGCCGAGGCGTAGGTGGTGCCGATGGTGGCCTGGGCGTACTGACCGGAGCTACTGCCCGCAAACGCCACGCTGCCACCCGCCATCGCGTCCCAGTTTGCCGATGTCGGCATCGTGCCCAGCGCCCACGCTCTGCCGTCGGCGCTGTGGCACACGTCCGTGCCGCTCGAGCTGCCGTTAAACGCCCAGAATCGCCCAGCCGCATATGAGATGCGGTCGCAGCTGATTGGCAGCGTGGACGTTCCCCACGTCACGCCGTCGGCGGTGTAACGGGCCGTGGTGCCGTTGATGCCGATAGCCAGAACGCCGCTGCTCGCCATGTCCGAAAACAGGTCGAACGTGAACGTCCCGGTCGAGTCCTGAGTGCTGTACGGACTGCCGAACTGGGTGGCCGTCCACGACACGCCGTCGGACGATGTCCACAAATACGGGTACCAGATCGTCGTCGTGCCGCTGTTTGTCGGAGCCAATCCGGCGACGATCACCGTACCGTTCACCGACACAATCGGTTTTCGGCACGCCGTAGAAGGGTATGTGTTGTTGTTGCCCGGCTGCGGCAGCGTGCGGGAAGTCCAGTTTGCCCCGTCGGACGACGACAACACCGTCAACACCTTTTTGTTGATTCCAAAACCAAACGACGGGGCCACTGCGACAAACCGCTGGCCGTTGTACGTCACGCCGTACGGCAGGCTTCCGGCGTAAAACGCGTAGTTACTGGCGACCCACGAGCCGGATGTCGTGGGTGAATCGCTGTAGGCGATTTTGTATCCCGCCATCACAGTCCGCGTGCCGTTTGTCGCAGCCGTCAGCGGCATATCAGGCAGGCCAGATATCAGCCCAGCGTTGGCCGTGTCAGAAAACACCGTGGACCATGCCGAGCCGTTGCTTGTTGACACGACACCCGAAAAAGTGACGTTGGAATACGACGTGCCGTTGATCAGCTTGCTCGAGCCGACCACGCTCAATAGCGCGCCGTTAATGGCTGCCGCGCCCTGCGTCGGGGCGTTTGCCGTAATGTTCAGCGCCGCCAGCGTGATGTTTGTCGTGCTCGTGGCACTTACGCTCTGCGGTTGCGTGTTGAACGTGATGCCATACACCAGCGTCCCCGTGTAATCGCCGCCGTCGATTGTGTCTGACAGCGTCAGGTAGTTGCCTGCGGCCTGCTTGGCGTCGAGCACGGCCTGCAATCCCGACACACTCCCGATGTTGCTCGGAAAGTTGCTCGGCACACCCGAAAGGTTCGCCCAGGCGATGACCGGCAGGTTGTGGACGTGGTCCGAGCGGCTGGCGAGATTGGACGTGCCCGCAGACGCCACGCCGAGATTTGACGGCACAGCGTCCGACACCGTCAGGTTCGACGAGCCGCCGCCCGTGCCGTCCACGCCACGCGGAATACCAAAATCGAGCACGACGTTTGCACCGCCGTTGCTCGGCGTTGCCGTCACCGTAGCTGACCCTCCAGCGGCGAGAGTGGTGACATTTCCCACCGCGAAGCTGGGCGTTACGCCGTTGAGTCCAGACGCACCGCGAGGAATCGCAAACGAGAGCGTCAGGTTGCTGCCATTCGCCACGCCCGTCACAGAAGCGTTGCCGCTGCTCAACGTGGTCGTGTTGCCGACCAGCACCGTAGTCGGCGGGCCAGCCGGTATACCGATGTCGAGCGAGGCAGCGTAGGACGTGCCCACGTTCTTCACGTAGGCCGCATTTCCGTAAGACAGCGTTGACGTGCTGTTGATGGTCAGCGAGCCAGCCACGACAGTGGCGTTGCCGGGCGAAATCGTGCCGATGGCTACGTTGACAACGCCGCCGTTCCCGACCGTCGCATTGACGACGGAGCCGTTGGAGAGCGAGACGTTAGCCGCACCCGGATTCGTGACTGTAACGACGATGTCGTTCATGGTGCCTTCGGGATGAAATCGCCGGAAACGACAGTCCTAGTCACGCCGCTCGGAGAGATCCAACGCACGTAGTGCCGATACTTGATGGCGGGGGATAACGAAATCGTCTGCGTTTCGTTTACGCCCCAAGTAATCGTGCCGGCAGCTGCGTTCACAACCGTGATGGTCGGCGTGATTGCCGTCGCTCCGACAGCATTCACAGTGCCGCCACCACCACCAAAAAACCCGTTGGCAGAAACGACGTATACGCCTGCCGAGAACGTGTAGTTCGTAACATCCACGTCAAAGTCAATCGTGAACGCCATTTCGTCGCCAACGACGAGTTCAACCGTGACGTCGCCGGGCAACTGGGATACAACGACTGACATTTCACAGGCTCCTAGTGGCTGGCATTGTCACGGAATAGCGGCAATTTCAGACCGGCTAGGTCAAAACGCCCCGCCGTCAAGCGTCGTGTTGTCAATGGTCGCGGACCATGTGCCAGCGGTTACGGTGCCCGTGCTCGTGAGACTCGAGCCAGTGACGCCAGATCCGAGCGTCGTTGCGTTGAGCACGTTCGTGCCGTTGATTTTGTACGCCATGCCGCTCAACAGGTTCAGATGCGTGCTCGATGTCCAGGCCGACGTGCTGGCCACCCAAGTGAACGTGTAGTCAGCCGCAGCGTGAATCGTGATGCCGCCACCATCTGCACCGGCATCGGTCGTGCTGCCTTTTGCCAACTCAATGTTTTTGTCAGCAACGGTCAGCGTGCTAGACGCGATGGTCGTCGTTGTGCCATTGACCGTGAGGTTTCCCGTGATGGTCAAGTTCTGCGAAATCGTGCCGCCGGTCAGAGGCAGATACGTTGACGCAGCGGAAGAAGACGAAAGGTAGGAACTGTTAGCAGTCGCAGGCGTCAGATAGGTGCTCGCCGCAGACGATTGCGTCAAATAGGTGCTAGATGCCGTCGCCTGCGTCAGATAGGTAGACGCAGCCGTAGCGGTTGTCAGATAAGCACCTGGGCCGCCAATAGCCACAACGGTGGCAGAGCCGCCGGTGCCAACGCCGATATGAAGCACGCCGTCAACTTCCGAATAGGCGAGTTCAGATTGGGCAAGCGAGGCTGGAGCACCAGACGCACCACCAAGAGCACGCCTTCTGATACGAATTGTGTTGCTCATCTAAAAATTTCCCCCATCTAAAACTTGTGCGTCAATCGACGTAACCACCTCGGTCCACGTCGTAAGGTCTGTCTCGAGCCGGTATTCCTTTTGCAGAGACGTCACGAACACAACCATGCCGGCCTCACGCCGAAGCGACGGTATGCCATCTCGCTCTGTCAGGTCGGCCACGCTGCGATAGCCACCTTTGCCATACGCCGCGACGTGCGACGGGTACGGATCTGCCGTGTCAAATGGCACGACCGGAGCAAGTACGTTGGTGCCTTTCAGCTGCGTCATGCGACCACCAGATTCACGGTTCCGGTGATTGGGTACGTTGAGCGATAAATGCCGTAGCTAGTCGCGGCTTGTCCTGTGAACGTGATAGTCCGCTGCGTCGTTTCCCAAGCCGAAGACGTCAGACCGCTAACGGCAAAGGTCGGCGTGCCAAAAAATGTCGGCAGCACGACGTAGATATAGGCAGTTGAAGCCGTAATCGTGCGGGACTGTGCCCGAGAGCCTCCCAAGTCGCTAGAGAGCGAAGCGGCAATCTGTGCGTCTGTAATCGTGTCGCCCGCAAATGCACCCCAATAACGCAATTGGAGCGTCGGAGAGATGCCAGCTGATTCCGCAGTGGCTATCGCGTGAACACGCACGGTCTGGCGAAACGCATCGCCGTAGTGAAATAGCGGAATGCCGTGGGGGGCTGTCACTTCGTAGGTCGTGTCGATGCCGTCAATCGTCTCTACGATGATGTCCGCTCGTTGCGGCTCGCCAAAAGGCAGAACGCCAGAGCGAATGATGAAGTCCCGGCTTTCCCACGTCTCAATGATGCCGCTTTCGTTCTGCGACTCAAAAGACGATTTGCCGATGGTGGCATTGACGATGCCGTAGTCCGCCCCGCGATAGTAGCGGACAGACTTTGACGAACTCGCCGCCAGTTGGTCAGCGAGCCAAGCCGCACCGTTGGCGAGTAAGTCGGACATAGGCACCTCAAACCACAAGACCGCCGGCCAGGCGGAAAGGATGAAAACGCGCTGGCCGGCGGCTTGCAGTGGGACGGGAAACTAGCCGAGGTAGTTGATCGCCACCTTGACGAGAACGTCAGCCGAAGCAGCAGCTTCGATGGCGTTGCCGGCACGCTTGTTGCTGCCGACCGTCGTCGTGATGACGTTGTTCGTCGCGTCCCAATAGACGGTCGCGCCAGCGCTGATGGCACTGCCGCTCGCCTTGGGGAGGATGAACGCGCCTTCGACGGCGAGAGCGCCCTTGACGTTCGCCGGAATCGGATGGTCAGCAATGCAGAAAAGGTCGCCAACAACGACCACGTCGCCCACGCCAACAGCGGAGGACGGCGTGTAGTCGATGTGGTCAGGATCGCACTGATACGCTTGAGCAAGGCCCATGAAAATCACCTCGTTTCTTTGGTTGAAAGGTTTGAGTCATCATGCCGCCGGGCGGGTTTCGTCTCCCGCCCGGCGGTCACGGTTTGCTTGTGTCAGTCTCAGGCGGTCGCCATGCGGAGGCACGACAGCGGTTCGGCCTTGGTCACGCCGAAGTCCATGTAGCCCCGCATCATGATGCCGAGGTTCTGGTAGTCAGGAGCCATCTGCTCGATGGTCGGAGCCTGCTGACCGTTCAAGAACACGACGTCAAGAGCCGGCAGATCCGCAGCATCGGCAAGCAGCCACCACGTCGAAGAAGACGTCAGGTAATTGCTGACCAGCACGCGATACCGACCAGCGAGGACGTTCGCGGACGGCTCAACCACCTTGCTCGACGTGCTGCCGAGCGAGGAAGCGATGAGCGCCGAGGTCGTCATCAGACGGGCCGCAGTCAGTTCCAGTTCCGGCGGCACAAGCAGCACGCGGGGAGGAATCGACAGCGGGTTGCCGTCCGGGTCGTTCAGCTTGCGGAACGCAGTCGTAGCAGCCGAGAGGCTATCGAACGACAGAGCGTTGCCGCTGCCAGCCGAAACGTACTGGTAGTAGCTGCCGTTGCTGTTTTGGAACTCACCCCAAATCGTCTCATTCAGCGACAGAGCCGCACCACGCCCAATCCGCTGCGGGATCTGCGAAAGAGCGTTCAAGTCGTCGTTGATCATGTCCTGCCTGGTCAACGACGTCGTGATGCCGTAGGTTTCGGCGTTCAGCGAACGCTTGTAGTCCGAACCCTGCGCCAGCTTGAGGTCACCAGACGCGCCAACCTTCTGGAACTTGAACGAGCCATTCAACCGGAAGAGGTTGATGGCCTTGAAGTCGTTCACAGAACGCACGGCAGAAATGTCCTGCCACACGCTCTCAACAGCGTTGAAGCCGTTAAGCAGGAACTTGTTGACAACAGCCGAGAGCAACTGGCTGATGTCCTGCGTGGCAAACGCCGCTTTCAGAACCGGCTCGCAGTTGCCAGCCGAGATCCGACTCGAGCCGGTGTAGCCATTGGCACGAGCGGCTTCGATGATGACTTCGCTGATGCTCGTCGTGCGACGAGCCTTGTCGGCGGCTTCCAGCGTCCGGTCGTCAAACGCCTTCTCGGCGTTGGGCAGACCGCCCTGGAGGCACAGAGCCGCTTCAATCACTCGCTCGCTGCGGATGTCTTCCACAACGTGAACAGCCGGGGCACGGCTCTCGCGGGTCGCAATGACCTTCTGCATGTCGTCCACCTTCTTGGTGAGAGTTTCGATGGTGGCCTTGAGCGTGTCGCTCTCGGTCGCCTCGACCTTGGGGGCTTCCACGGCGACACTCGCCGTGACTTCCACCGGCGTCTCAATGACGTCGGCAGGCGTTTCGTTGGCGTTGTCCGCCATGAGTAACTCCTCCGCTTCTTCAGCGGCGATGCGTGCGGATGTTGCGTCGTCCGCACCCAAGGTCACAAATGAGACTTCGCGCAACCTCGAAGCCTTTACGATTCGGACCGGACCCATGAAGGTCTGTCCGTTGACGGTTACGGATTCGCCGGCGGCGACCTTCTGATGCCGCATCACGTCGGCACCAACAGACGCCTGCCACGCGAACCCCTTCTCAGCCAGTGCCGTCACCTGACGAGCAATGTCCGAGTCAGCGAGAATCTCGCCTTCGACGTAGAGGCGACCACCTTCGGCGCGCACACTCGTCGCCTGCCCAAGAATCGAGCCAAGCGTGTAGTCGTGGCCCATGACCACGGGGATACGCTGGCGATACTTCATGCCTTCCAGGTCAATCACGATTGGCTCGTTAGACCAGCCCTGCCGGATAGCAGCGCCGGTGTAAGCCTCAATGGAAAACTTCTTGGTCGATGGCATGCCGTCGCCAGCCTCGGCGGCGACGAACTGCACGGGAATCTCGAGTGCGATCTTGTTCATTGGTTCGCGGCCTGGTCGGCCTCCTCCGGTGTTGCTGCGCCGTAGTTGCCTTCCGGCTCAAGGTCGATGAACAACCCGAGTTCTTTCATCAGCGCAATTTCGGCGGCACGCTGGCGCAGTTCGTTCTCCCAGTTCTTGCCCTGCTTGGCGTATTCGTGAGCCAGCGTCGTCGTGTGCGTTCGCAGACGGGTTTCCGCTGCGTTGGCTTCCTTGGATGGGTCAACGTGTTCCTTGCCGTCCCAGACCCAAGCCCATTCCCATTCGCTCATGGGAGGCAGGCCACGCGGCACCAGGCCGAGCGGCACGGCTTCGTCAAGCCACATGCGAAGCGTGCGGTCAAGCATCTGCCGCTCTAGCTCATCACGCAGAACACGCTGGTTGCTCGCGTAGACCTGATGATCCATGCGGCCAGATGCGTAGTTGTAAGACGACGAATCCAGCGCCGCGACGTTGTAGGGAATCTGCATGCAGCGGGCGATTTCGTTCAGAATCTCGCGCTTAAACATCGCGTAGGTGCTGGTCGGCTGCTCTGCCTTCAGCTGCGAGACGTTCCACCCTTCCGGCAGCGTGACCATCGTCCGCTTCTCAATCGGCATCTCTGCGAATGCGTCAACGTCGTCAACCTCGGCGGCTGGCGAGTTTGAGTGCAAGAACGCTGCGAAGTCCGCAGCAGTCTCAGCAGCCGCAATCACGGCATCGGTGTATCGCCGCAGCTGTGCAAACAGCCGGATGGACGGTGCCACTTCCGAGACGCCGCGATGCTGCGCCGGTCGCTGCCGCGAGAACCAGTGAACGATGAGATTCGCCGGAATGCGGTTGAACTGGAAGTTGCTCACACGCCAGTTTGAGCCTGGGTGGTACTTGAGCACCTTGTAGGCAATGACGTTGCCAACGTCGTCAAACTCAAGACCGTCAACGATGCTGCCTTCCGGCGTCGTGTCTGGGATATACAGACCGACCGGCGTGGCAACCATTTCCGCTTCGACCAGGCGGATGTCTAGCTGCACGCCTTCGAGCATCGGATTTGTGAAGAACATCGCAAACGCTTCGCCGTCAATCAGTTTTGACTGACGCATCGTTCGCAACTTCTCAGCCAAGTTGACGTGCCACGACCAATCAAAGAACAGCCGCTCAATTTGCCGGTCTGCCTCTTGGTTGCCCGTGTTGAGTTGCAGACGTGGGCCGGTTCCGACCAGATCCGTGGCAAGCGTTTCGCAGATGCCAGCGAGGTAGGAGTTGTTATTGCGCTCGTAGCGGGCACGGTTGCGAAGCGTTCGACGCACGACCGGCGTCAGCGCACCGTCCATGCTGAACCAATCCGCGTTCGCCCAGTGGCGACGGTCGTCTTGGCTCTCGGCTGCGTCAAACCGGGCACGGATGACCCTTGCCGGCGTCGGCGCTTGCCGAGTCGGTTCCGGTCGCCCGAACCAGTTTGAGAACAGGCCCATCAGTAGGTGCTCGGCGGCAAGAATTTGTTGAACCGCAGGCCGCGAGACTTGTGCTCAACGGCTCGCTTGGCAGACAGATACTTGTCGGCTTCGATCTGCCAACGCAGATCGTGGGCCTCAACTTCACCGGCATCCGTGCGGACGTGCTTCGGACCGGATGCGCTCTGCTCGATTTTCTGGCGCAGTTCGTCGCTCATGCGAGCAACGCTACGGTAAAGAACGCGGCAATCAGACCGGGTATGCCGTTAGACTTCAGCCCAATCCTCGCCACGTCGCTCAAAGAGAACGACGTCTGCCACGCCTAGCTTGCGGGCAATGTCTGCGGTGAACGGCGAGAACACAGCCAGCGGCTTCGCAGCGTCAATCACGCCGCACGCAATAGCAAATGCCGTAAGAGCCGTCGCCTTGCCAGTGTTGCGGTAGCGTTCCTCGACGAACTGCTCGAGAGTCTGCATGCCACGCCAAACGTGCGAGCATGCCCAAGCCACCATAGAGCCGTCAGCGTGCCATACGGCAATCGGCGTGCAGCTGCTTCCTTCGCCTTCGAGCACCTGGGCGACCTCTAGCTGAAACTCGCTAGACGGCTTGGTGAGCCGCGAGCGGATCGCCAGCATGTCCCGAGGGTCAAGGCCGTCAACCGTGGTGAGCGTGACCTGATTCATCGCAGCCGCTTTATCGTGATGACCTTCTTGCCGCCTTCGCCGGTGGGGATTGTCACTTTCTTTCGTTGCCTGCCGCCCGCCTCTGTCGCCGTTGGCTGCACGCCGGCAATCGACGCCGCAACGGCAGAACCAACCAGACCGTCAAACCAGTGGTTTTCCTTGCCCGCCGATTTCCATTCGTCCACGACTCGACCGCGTGCCTCGGTTCGCACCGGGAACTAACTTGTGAGATGTTGCAGGAGCAACTCGTGGTCGCCCTGGTGGAGCGTGATTGTCTCCGGTGCTCCGATTCCCATGCGTAGCCGGGCCGCGACGAATGATTTCCAATAATTTGTGTCATACGTGACCGACCGTTGGCCGGCAGAGATTTGACCGATACGCCAGTTCAGCCCGAGCCGGTCGCCGCGAGCGCCCTTCTCCGCAAGCGGCGCCGATGACGCACCGATGCCTTTGCCGTGAGACGGGTAGATAGATGCCGCGAACGCCGACTGCCGGCAGAATGTCCGCACGGTTGTCGTGGATCTGCCCCAGTTGGCATCGACCATCAGACGGTCAATCCGCACGGCTGCACCGTCTTCGCGTTTCCAATCACGACCGAGAAGGATTTCGACGGTCTTGTCCAAGCCGGCACGCAGCGCCGCCTCAAATCCCTGCTTGCTGACGTTTGCCAGCGTCTTCTTTGCCGATGACGCTTCAAACACGCTTGCCGCTTGGTCTGGGTAGGTGCCGTATGCCACGACGTGACCGCCAAAAGACTCGCCCCACGACGCGACAAGCCAGTACAGCAGCTTTTCCTGCACGTCTACAAACGCAGTCAGCGTGTTGTGACCAATAGGAACAACGCCACGTGGAAGAGGGATCGCCTTTGCAGCCAGCGCCCGCCGGTCCATTTTTTCGCTAGCGATGTCATCCGCTAGCGGCTGGTTCTGATACTCCGCAAAAAACGCCCCCTCACCACGGTCTATGCGGAGATTCCATGCGTGTTGAATAGCCGTAAGTTCGTCAGTGTGTTTTCGTTCCGGCCACGCAACTCGAGAGCCGGCGTCCATGTCAGACTGACGCTCACGGTAGAAGTCATCCGCAGCCGTTGTCCCTTCGCCGCTGCGCTGCCCCTGCCGTCGCATCTCGGCGTACTGCCCCCACAAGTCGTCGTCTGCCGGCCACTCGTAGACCAGCTGCGAACGCTCGCCCTGCCATGCCGGATGCTTCGTGCGGTCTAGGAGCCGGTCAGCTAGGTCGTCCGGTCTGATGACCGTGATGGTGCAGAGTCCAGACATCCGCACGCCCGGCCCGCCAAGCCCCAGAATCGCACCAGACAGCACACGCTCGCGGGTAGCGACTTGGGACGGGCTGGCGGCGCTCTCGTCGGTCTGCGGGTCATCGCAAAGCACAAGCGACGGTCTGACGGTTACGCCGTCCGGTCTAGTGTGCTTGACGCCTCGGATGCGGCCCGTGATGCCGGCCACGCGAACGGCTGCACCGGCACACGGTGCCCCCTCAATCCAAGGCAGCGTGATTTTGTCTGCCAGCCACTCAAGGTGCGTAGCCTCGCCGCCGCACGTTTGCCCGCGAGCACGGGCTGAAATGCCCTCCAGCGCACGGATAGGCCAGCACGCAGCCGGGAAGTCCTCGGCAAGCGTATCGTTCTGCTCTAAGTGACTTTTGATGCTATCGAGCATCCCCGTGGCTATCGCTTGGTCAGCACCCACGAGCATGACGAAGGGGCGGTGCCCGTACAGCATCGCCCAGAGGCATGCCCACTCGCAGAGCGTCGATTTACCAGAGCCGCGAGGCATGGCGAAGGCAAACAACTCGCCGGCCAGGACGGCACGTTGGATCTTGTCGATTGCCCGCAGATGGTCCGCAGACCACGCCAGCGGGAAGGACTCCGCACCGTAGGTTTCCGCGAACGCTCGGAAGTCCTGACGGCATGCCTTGTGACGCTTTGGCTCGGCTATTGGCGGTATTTCGCCAATGTCCCGACCGGCGGCTGACGCTTTGCGATTCCAACTGGCAGACTGCGATTTTCGGGCTGCGTAGGCGTCTTGCTTGGGGCGGCCCGGCTTGCGTGTCATCGGTCAACGCTCACGAATTACAAATTTCTGGCAGATCGGA